CGCTCGTTCGTATTTATCAGGCATCTTGACGGCTTTTCTTTGTGGTTTAGAAAGAGCGTCATCATTTGCTCTTGTCAGCCAGTTCGATATAAATCTCCGATAATTCTTTTTCCGCTTGCTGGGATTGTTGTTTAACCAAATAACCATTTTACCGATTTCGTAATCAATGTTAATGCTTGTGAATGTGGCGGAATATGATTTATAATCGGCTCCGGTGATCGCGAAATATTCGTTCGCGACAACAGTATTATTATCCTCTCCTATCCTATCCTTACCTAACCTATGCGGACCATTCGCCGCATTTGGACGTCCAGACTCTTTTTCACCTGTTTTTTTGCCGGTATCGGCTCTCGGAACAGGCTGTTTAAGCTCAATTTCAGGCACAATTTTGATCAAGAGATCCCGGTATCTACTGTCTCTTTTTCTGTCGGCTCTGATCAAATTGTGTTCGTTCCAGTCGGAAATAAAAGTAACAAGATCCTCGTTGAGAACCACAACAAAACCCTTTGACGCGAGGACGCGAAGGTTGTCTTCTCCGCATCCGATGGTTTTTACGACGGCGAATGCTTCGACAATTCCATCATCATCCGCGTTAAGACAGAGGTGGAAATAAAGGTTCTGACTGTCCGCCGGCATCTTTAGAAATCGAGCGGAATTTATTATTGTCTTTGAAATCATTCTTCGTTCTGCCATCTTTGCCCTCGTTAAAATTGAGCCCTATGAATGCGAGTAATTCTTCGCCTGTCTTTATCTCTTTGCCGTTTACAGTCATGCGTTCGCAATTCTTTCTGCGAGTGCTTTCTCAGCGTTATACTCACGCTTTGAAGCTCTCTTCTGTCCGGAGCATATCCGGTAAATATTAAACTGGATGAATGACGGAAATTCGTATTTCATAACTCCTCCGTGGTTTTTATCCCTGTAATCTCCTCAAATATTTTTGCGTTGAATTCAGGGAGTGATTTCAAATACCGAATTGTTTTTTTCGGCATTCCTGCCCAGGCTTCTTTCTTTTCAATTTCTGCAGCGTTTGGAATTGGAGTATTCCGCCACGAATTGCCGTGCTTAAGATATAAGGATTTCAAATTGTTGAACGTAGGTTTCCACCCGCCATTTAGGCGGTTTATTTCTGACATCACCTCGGCATATCGTTCTTCAGATACTTTATGATTGAACAGATATGAAGGTGTTTTCTTTTCGTGACAAAAAATACTTTTGTTAATTCCAGACGACTCGCATATACCATATGATCCTGCGACACCGTTCGATCCTGCGACACCGTCCGACCTTGCGACACCGTTCGACCTTGCGACACCGTCCGACCTTGCGACACCGTTCGATCCTGCGACACCGTTCGACCATGCGACACCGTCCGATCCTGCGACACCGTTCGATCCTGCGACACCGTTCGATCCTGCGACACCGTCCGACCTTGCGACACCGTTCGATCCTGCGACACCGTTCGATCCTGCGACACCGTCCGACCTTGCGACACCGTTCGATCCTGCGACACCGTTCGATCCTGCGACACCGTCCGATACTGCGACACCGTTCGATCCTGCGACACCGTCCGACCTTGCGACACCGTTCGATCCTGCGACACCGTTCGATCCTGCGACACCGTCCGATACTGCGTTTTTGATATATTCGCTTATTTTTTCGAACGGTATTTCTTCAAGAACGGTAATTATGTTCGCGCACTTCTTCTCTTCGTCGCCAACAATTGTACCGTCAAGTTCGACTATCGCGATATGGTTCCACCCGACTGAGTCGTAATAGTTAAAACAATTTTCGAGTTTTTCGCATGCATGAAATCCTCGCTGGCATTGTATCGGCTCCAGAAGAATTCCACTCGAATCTTCGAGACGATATGTTTTCCCGATTTCGTATTTGAGCCCATTGCACGTCCAATCAGGGTTGAACATTTTGAACGCTTTCATAACTCCTCCTTGTGATTTAAATATGCTTTCATTTCTTCAACCGAGCAATTGGCTCTATTCCATGCACATATAACGGCGATAATGTCTTCTCCGTGAAGAACAGATCCGCACCCCTTGCATTTAACGTAATTGCCGCCGACTTTCGCAGTTGATCCGCACCATAAACATTTTTTAACACCAACGACGTCTTTGCCGTGAATAGCGTACTCTTCGAAAAGATGCTCCGTTGTTATGTGCGTAATCATTCAAGCCACCGCCTTCGAAAAATTACTTCGGATAATAGATTCCCTTGTTTGCTCAGAAACGTTCGCCTTTATAAGTTGAGCATTGAGCCTTTGCGCCTTGTCGAGCCGGTCAAGCTTTGACTGGACGACCGCATCGCGGGTGAAGCCATTTTCCTCTATGCGATTGATTGCGCGAAAGTCAGACGCCTTCATTCCGAGAACAATCTGATTTATCATGTCTGCTTCTTTTGCGAATGTCTTTGGTTCTTTCCCGAGTTTGTCGGCGATAGCGGATGTCATTTCCTTGTACCCGGCTTTTGAAAGCTGACGGGTATCTATAACCGTGCGCATCTGTTCGAAGGCTTCGATGTACGCCTCCTTAAATGCCATTGCCTTCTTCCCGGTGAACCCCATAACGACCATTGAGAATGATTTACGGTTGAGGAGATATTCGGGCTGTTTTTTACCGCGAGAGTCCTTGAAATTTGACGGCCGAAAATTCGACCGCGAAAATTCCTCACTAACATCAGGCAGAATCCTTTCTCGGATTGTCTCCATAACATGCTTATGCTCTTTTTCAAAAAGCTTTGAAACATCACGCGACGATACCCATGCATCTGAATGTTTCTCGAAAATGCCAAGCTCCCGAATACCCTGTTTGATTGATACGTCGTAATTCACGTTTACGCCCCCTTCCCCGTTTTGGCTGTCCGGATGTATCCCGGAGCCTTTCGGGAGGCTCTGGAGGCCGCTTCCTGCGTTCTCAGGGCATTCTGCGGAGCCTTCGAGGAGACATAAGACTGGCGTTTTGATGCTTTATACGTCTTGATCAACGTTTCGAGAAAATTTCCCTGCGTCTGATCAGCCTTTACAGCTTCGACTCTGAACATTTTCCATGTTTTTGTATTGCACCTGAGATCGGCTTTTTTCATATCCATAATGTCAAACCCTCCGCACTAATACGTGTAAAATGCGGATTGTCTCACATTTTGTCAATAACAAATGTGAATGCTTCTTAATTTTTTTCTTGTTTTTGGTCGATATATACTATATTATTGTGAGACAAGTGAGGCATTTTGTGACCGTTGAAGAAATAAATATCGGCAAATTTTTAAAAAAGAAAGTGGAGGACTATTGCGAGGAAAACGGGTGCGATAAAGCCGAGATTGCATCACGTATTGGGATAACCGCGTCTTCATTATCCTCTATTTTCAGATCTCAGACCGGAACCATTCAGAGTGTAATAAAGGTCGCCAATGCTTGTGAACAGAAAGGGTATGTCTTTATCGCGGAAATCGAAACGAAAGTCCCACACCAGATGTTTTCAATTGTTGAGAAAATATTTGATCTTGACATCGACCAACAAATTTTGATATTACAGCAGTTGGAAGCGGCGGTTGCTCTTGCGAAAGGAAAGAAAAGGGACGTATGATCTTTGACGTAGCGAATTTATCGGAGACGATCACACCTGACAAATTTCCGATCATTATTATTTCGGTGAAATCGACCTCGCCTCGTTTCGCTATCGCGGAAAACATAATTCTCGCTATTCCACATTCGACTTTCAAAGACGGTAAAAAACTCTGTTATATTTCCGGCCTTGATTTTACGGAATCAGGGCTTAAAACTGGATGCGCGTTGACCGAACTTATCGGGAATCTTTCCTCTTCGTTCCTGTTTATCAACGGCGAAAACTATTCATTCAAATCCTTTGGGGCGATGGCGAAATGTTTCACTACGGCGATGAAATGCAAAGATAAAAAAGCGTATTGCTGGCAATACAAAAAGATCCCGGCAGATGATATTGTCGGCTTTTCATTTTTCAAATACATGGCCGCTCAAAAGAAAGCAAGACGAATGGTGAAGTTCAAAGAGATAATAATCCCCTGCATCAATTACACGAAATTCAACGCGCTTGAAGAAAAACCGATGTGCTCCCTGCGGGACAGATTCCAGGCATTCACTGCAAAAGAGCCTTTTTGCCTATGCCCCCTATTTAGAGTTGACGATGTGAAAGTAAATACTATTGTCGATGAAATAGAAATGTATGAAGAACCATAAGGAGTGTATCATGAAAAAAGTGTTTATTTTATTGGTGTTTTTTGGCGTTTGCGGATTATTCCTTGGATGTGAGTCGGTGCAGCTCACAAAAGAAAACCTTACGAAACAGATAGTTGTCGATTTTCCTGGAATGAAGAAAGATGCTATTTATAAAAAGACGTTGGAGTGGATAGCAACAAGTTTCGGTTCAGGGAAAGAAGTAATTGAATATCAAAACAAGGATGATTATAAAATAATCGGAAACATTAAAACCGCAATACCCGGAGGGCTTGGCTTGACGTTCATGGCCGGGTCTTCAATGACGATAGAAGTCAAAGACGACAAGGCACGTATAACGTATCTTCTTAAAACGACATCTGGTCCGGACTGGACGCGACCCATTGACGGCTATGAAGTTAATGACGCGAAAAATTCTCTTGATACTGCGACCGAAAGTTTTAAATCTTTCATGAGTTCAAAAAAATCTGATTCGAATTGGTAATATGCCGGCCGGAGAAATCCGGCCTTTTTATTATTCGAGAAGTTTTAATATTCGCTCAAGGATCTCCGCGACTTCTTCAGGCCGTTTTTTGTTTTCGCCTTCCATTGCTCATCACCGCCCTTTCTATGATAGATACTAAATATATGTTTAGTGTTCGGCAATTCTTTTTTTTATCGGTACGAGAAATATTTTCATGATTGTATGTCATCGCGCAACACACTTTTTTATTCTTTCAAAATAAAGTAGTAAGCAGACATAATCTTTTTATGTCGCACGTTTTACGAGTGCATCGATGATTTTATGCAGGTTCGGCGAGTTTAGCTTTTCTTTGATCCGGTATACGGTGACGTAAAACTGCTGCGGGACGATTCCGAGTTCGTGAACTATTTCCTTTTTTGTGCGCCCTTGTGCGAGCGCGAGGAGGATGTGAAATTCCAGATCGGAGAGCTCCGGTATGATGAACAGCCTTTTCTTCACCCGTACAAATCCTTCACCCGGGAGAAAAAGAGAACTGAAAATCAACGGAACCGGGAACGATCAACAATATCTTACCGATCAATCGTTTTAAATCGGCAATTTGTTGTCAATTTATTTTATTTTCTTGCGCTCGTTTTGTCAAAGGGTTTTGCTGTCATTGTTCTCTGTGCCGATCCTGAATTATGAATATACGCGATGTCTGCAAACGTGCGATGGAATGGGCTCATGTCTCCGTTCCGGAAATTTCGAAAGCCTCAAAAATATCTGAGACAACTATCCGATATCAGCTCCGAAAGAACTGCGTGTCCGCAGAGCTGTTCGCCTGGATCATGCGCGTTACGGAGTACCCTATCGAGGGCGCGGTGAAAGAGTTTGACGTTAAATCACGCGAAATCCTCCGGCTGTACATGGGTCTCAGCGCGGAGAATCAGCGTGTCGTGATGGATATATTGCGCGCATTATCGCGCGGGAAGAAATAGGCGAAATGCGCCTACAAGCAGTTAGATGATATTCTCTCGCACCTTGTCGGCTTTACCTTGAATATCGATTATAATAATCAAGGATTGTTCGGTAAATCCGGAATAATCTTCCTTTGGTATCTTGCCTAATTTATCTATTGCTTTTAATAGCTCGCGAACATCATCTAACTGAGTGCAAACGCTCCGCTCGTCTCCGGCTTCGCCTCCGCCGTGCTCGGGCTTCGCCAAATTGCGAGGCTCTATCTCTTCCATAATTTCATTCAATTCATCGACTTCTTGCATATTATTAAACATTGCTTTCCTCCTTGCAATTTCATCTGCACTCGCACGTTAAGTGCAATTCAAAGAGCGCACTGTCCTTTTTCAAAGAGTTCGGTATTTTCATGAGTGTTGCCGATAACTTCAAATTCCATTGCTCTATCACAATCAAGATTCCACGAGTGCTGATTTTTGGAATAATGGCCGGTATATTCATATCTTGCCCGGTCATCATTCCATGTTATAGAAAATATCAATCCAGTGATAACATCTTTCACAATATCACCTTCATAAATTTCAACACCGTTCGTATCTTTGAGTCCGGTAAACTGCTCAAAAATATACGGATGGGTGGGGAATGTTACGATCTCGCCAGCCCATTCGCCTTCCGTTACAAGCTCACCGTTAAGGTTCATAACTAATCCTTTTGTGTCTCCGAAACATTCTTCTTCCTTGTCCCAAGCCCTGAATTTTATCGATTTCATAATTTCTCCTTTTTTGTTTTATCGCTCTTTGAACAGCGCCTAACTGGCTGTAAGCGCTGCGCCCTCCGCGTTGCTCCGGTGCTCGGCCTTCGGCACATTCGCTTCGCGAACGTCGCTTCACAGCCTCACGTTGTACGACATGCCGACTAACGGCGCGACATCGTGTCGCGCTATATCAATTTGCCAGCACTCCTCTTAGTGCCTCGCCAACACTTTTTGCATATTTTTTTCGCTCAGACACTGCCATATACTCAAATTCAGGATGATAATACACTTCGGGGAAAATACCGTCTCGTGCCATGTGAGCAAGATATTTTTCCTTTACCGCCATATTTAGCGCCGACCGCACAGACCTTGGCAGTGAACCGTTAATCATCAAAACCCGTTGCATTCTAACCTTCTCAACATTTGCCTTATCAGCTGTCATGGCTCCAATGCGAACTCTATCGGATAAATATTCCCTGTCGTTTTGTTTTATCTCCATATTGACACCTCTTATTCTTTACGCCTTTGCGCCATCCGTGGCGCGGCTAATTTTGATATAAACGGCACGTCGTACAACTGAGCGCAAACGCTTCGCTCGTATTCACTCGCTTCGGGCTTCGCCCACACTTCGCGTCGCATACAAATTCACGGTGTACGACATTTCGACCTATTATTCACCAAAATTGACAGTGTTTCTCTCTTTAAAAAAGTCGATTTCCTCGTAGGTTATTACTACTCGTCTGCTCATTCTTTCGCGGCGTATTTCGACGGCATAATATATCGACCCGTCAATTTTCACTTGCTCCATTAACTCCCCTTTTACAACCCGTTTTTTATTGCAATATTTCGAGCAGTAGTTATCACCGAAACGTCGTACAACAGCGGCTATACGCAACCGCACATTTTCTTTAATGGCCCTGAAAATGTTCATGTTCTTTCTACCCCTGAGTTTTTATTTTATGCGGCTTCGCATAGCCGCTCACGTTGTACGCTCATTTTTGTGCGCCTTGTTGTTCTGATTTCTTTAATGCGTCTCCATAAATATTTCTTCTATGGTTTTATTTTCTAACTGTTCACGCAACTTCCGCAACGGTTGTATCGGGCATTCTGGCCGCAGAGAGCATGTCAAAAAACAGGGGTTATTTTCGGCATCGGGACTGTCGCATACACCTGTTAGTTTTGCTTCCAAGATATTCATTTTATTTTCTCCTTTCTCCGTTTACTCCCACTCTTTTCCCGTCTCGCCCTCGAATTTATCAATCGCTTCTTCAAGCGTTATCGATCCGTATTCGACATCGCGGGAAAGTGATTCATGCAGACGTGTTTCGCGTTCTGTGTACGTCATTTGCGATCCTCCTTTTTCTTTTCGTCCCATTCCCACTCGTCGCACGATTCACCGGGAACAGTCTTGATGTCTTTGTTCGGAGATGTACTTGATACGCACCTGTCATCGAACATCCATCTCATGCAATTTGCGCAACATTGGAGATCTGATATTTTGTAGTTATTCATTGTCCCTCCGTTTGATGTGGATCGGGCAGGATTCGAACCTGCAATTAAAAAAGGCTCCTCGGTACGGCTTGCGCACGCCCCTTTTTCTCAGTACCTCGACGCGTCTACCAATTCCGCCACCGATCCGTTGTGCCGGTGAGCACCGGCGAGCGCTTTATCAATTTATTGATATAGACTGTTTCCCTTCGGAAAAAATCTTATCAACGATATCTTTCGCCGCGCCTCCGAGTTTTGCCTTTTCCTTGCTTTTCGTCCAGCTCGGCACGTATTCATATTTACCGAATTCAAGAGCGTTGAACCCTGCTTCGGTAATGATCTGGTCGGCGTCGTCAACAGCTACTTCCATCTTTCCCTTCTTGAGAGTAAGCATGTGTTCTGCTCCGTCCGCAGCGATAAAGGGAAGTTTCGACGCTCCGTCTTTCTGCATCCGGTCAATCAGACGACCCTCAATCAGTTTTCGTTTTTCGGCGAGGTCGCCAGCGATGGTTTTCAAAACGGATATTGAAGCGGCGATAATCTCGTCAGGGAAATTGTCAGGGTTCTGGACGATATCATCCAGGGTGATTCCAGAAAGTACCTGAAGTTCCATTATGCGGCCTCCGTTAGTTTTGAGAGCTTGTCAGAAATGAGCTTTTCGGCCTCTTTCTGTTCTTCGGGCGTCCATTCGCGGTTTGCCATGTTCGTCTTTATATCGTCAATAGCTTCAACGGTAGCCGCCGCGGTGATCGCCTTTTTGAGACCTTCGAAATTGCCCTTCTGTTTTGGCTTGGGCTTCGGTTCTGCTCCGGTGCTTAGCCACGAAACGAGATCCTTCCCGAACTGTATGCCGGGTTTGGTTATGACCTGATCCTGATACTTACCGGTACGATCTTTGATGACTTCGGCAAGATGATCAGTGTTGAGTTCGAGGAGAAGGTCAAATTCGTATTCGATCCCCTTTCCCTGCTCGGGAGCCATGCCGATACGCTTCGGAGCTTTTTTCCCGTCTCCGGAATCCGTGGTCTGCCACTCTGTTTTAGACCGCATCGTCGCGATAATATGGCCGTTAAATGAAAGTATCGCATCGATGAAACGCTTCTGTTTCGGCGTACCTTGCGACCATGCCGACCACGAATTCCCTTTGAATTTCGTCGCGGCGAGCTTGTCTACTTCTTCAAGAAGTTCCTGCCATGCGTGAGACATGGAGTCTATAATCAGAACCCCATACCCTTCTTCCTGTGCGGCGCTTATTGCGGCGACATATTCGTCGATCCCTTTTTTCTCAAGATCAACGACATCGAACGAAAACCGATCGGCGTACTTTGACGCAGACCCTCGCTCTGAATCTATCAGGGCTATTTTCGTGTTCGCCGCCTCGGCCATGCCCGTGGCAATCGCCAGCGCTGAAAAGGTCTTCCCGGCTCCGGACGGCCCGAAAAATGCCGCTCTCAGTTTTGCCTTGCTTTTCTCCGCTTTCTGGAACATATAACTCCTCCTTTTACCTTTGTTACATTGCCTGACGGTCGAGATATTTATCCGCCGCCGCGTCTCGTGCTGCCCGCTGTTTCACGTTTTCGAACTCTTCCCAGATTGCGTCCGTGAGCCCGTGCCGGAGCATAAGCTCGTCGGTAAATTCCGATGACATCGGAATCTCATGAGTCATTGTAAATGCTCGGCCTCCCTTGTCCCACGCCTCGCGCTGAGATATGAGGCTCACGGATACAGCGTCGATCGTGTCCGGTTCAGCCGGATAACAGTCTTCTGGGCGTCCCGAGGTCTTCCCGGAGTGACCGGGCTCGATATCGGCGACAAATTTAAATGTGAGTGAATCAAATTCGATTGTTCCTGTTACGGGTATCATGCGAGCCTCCTTTGATTTCCGATAAGCCCCGCGATCTGCGCCGTCGCTTCGACTGATTCGTCTTTACATTCGCGATATCCTCCGGATTCGTTTTCTACCATGCGATAAATTGCGAGGTCTTCTGCGAGCATCGTCTTCGCCAATTCCTTGCGATCATACTCGGATTTTTTCTTCTCTTTAAGTCCGAGAAGGTCTTTCATTGACATCGTAATCTGGATAAAATGCCCCGGTTTGTTACATCCATGAATTTTAAGAATTTCGGTAAAATGGTTTCTTATACCTGCCGATTTCTTTCTCATGAAATAACCGGACTTGGCTTTTTTCTCCATCGCTATGAAATAGCGCCGAGCTTCTTTGCCCTGCTTGTTGTCCTCTACCATTGTAAGCTGTTTCGCCATGTCGATTGACAAAAAATACTCTATCGATGGGCGTCCTCCGGTACTTTTCCCCTGAATAGTGGTAAAGTCTTCTCCTTCGATAAATCCGTATTTTTCAACTCTCGCCTTAATCCAATCAGAGAAGTCCTTTTTTGCCTCTAGAAAAGAGTGCAGATCTCGCGCGCTAATTGTCGGGATTCCGTCTTTTTCTACGATAGGAATCAATTCTTTCATGATGCCCTCTTTGCGGCCTTACGATCTGCCGCCTCTTTACGCTTCAGCTCGGCCACAACGAAATCGACCGCCTCTCCGAGCGAAGAAAGATCCATTTTTACCCGTTTGAACCCGAGGTATTTCTTCGTCTCTTTGAGGATGTCGAATGTTGATTTTACCTTTTCCACGATATCCTCCTTTTAAATTTTTAAAATAATCAATCAATAATAGGATATTATTTTAATATATTGAAAAAGTCAACGGTTTTTCTGTAAAATTTTAAAAAAATATTCTTGTATTATGTCGTTATTTTAATATTTTGTAATTATGGAAAGACACGACGGGCGAAAAGCCAAAAATCTTATGAAAGAAGCGGGAATCACCCCGAAAATGTACGCTGAGAAATTCGGCGTATCGGAGGGAACTGTTTATAATCAATGGAAACAGCAGTACCTTGATGGAGAGTTTTTGCACAATCTTTGCTCGGAAATAAACATTTCGGAGGCTGACTTTTTCTCGGACGGAAAAACGGCAGGAATCCACCCCACCCTCCGCCCGATCGTTGACGATCTCAATGCAATCATGGAGCTCCCCGTACACGAGAGAGAGCAATATCTAGAGAGTATCGCGGTTCTCGTATCGGGAATACGTCGGAGACTGGAGCGGTGATTATATCCTACCCTCTCGTCTGAATCGATCCATTTTTTCCATGACGTCATAAGGGAAGCCCCGAGGCAGATTTTTCCAGGTGAACACCTGTTCCGGATCGTCGTGGTAATAGGCGGTGAGGTTCGATAAAAATACCCACCCCTCATCAGAAAATAAGACCTCCCCTGTTGGGCTTACAGAAGGATCAATAAAAGAAGGATGGATAAAAGAAGAGTCTTTGATTGCGGAATTTTCCGCAGATCCTGTGCGGTTTTTTCCGCAGTCCCTCTGCGGATTTCCCGGCACTTCACATTTGTTGAGTGCGGTTTTTTCCGCAGTTAGAAGCCGCTCGATCTTCTCCTGATCAAAAGAGAAATAAACATAAACGCCTCTCCGGGTGAGCTTGAGGCCGTTGAGCATATATTCATCGACGCCGCGGATAACGTCTTTCATGACTAGCCCGACCTTTTCCCATTTTCGCATGATGTCGGCAACATGCTTCGGCGTCTTGATACCTATCACCGGCATCTCGGAACAAATGGTGTCGTACTTGAACCAGAACCATACGCGGTTTTCTTTCACGCGCTGGCACATCTTCCCGGTGGAATAAAAATCAACGATGTATCTGAGGATGAGCGCATCGGTGTGATCAAGCCCGAGCCGGATCAGCTCGTCTTGTTGAAAACCGCAAATCGTATATTTCATGACGCACCCCGATAGAAAAAATCTTGACAATACGGTCCCTATCAGAGTATGTTCACGGCATACCTGATTCGGGTATAAAGCTAATCGAAATTTTTGAAACCCTGGAACTGCAATTCCGGGGTTTCGCGTCTCAGCCGTTACTCTTTTCGGATAACAGCCCGTCTTCCCTCATCGTTCTGATAACGCGCTTCATGATCACTTCCGAAACATTCGGGCGCGATTTGCATTCCTCACGCGCAATCTTTTCAGCTTCTCGCGCGAGGATCGCATCGATGTTCTCCGGTAAAGAAATTGTTCTTGTTGCCGTCATGATGCAACCCTCCGAATTTGTTAATAACCGGTAACAATAATTAATGTTTATTAATAATTGTCAAGTAATAATATGTCTCATTCCATGAAACAGAAAAGCCCCTTTCGGGGCGTATCTCATTTGCCTGTCAGGCGGTTGTATTCCGCGAGGATCCGCGGTTTCATCCGGTCTATCTCCGCGGACAGAACGTTTTTCACCGCGTCCTTATATTTCCGGTTCACGCGGAGGATCACATCCGTCGGGCTTCCGTCGCCGATAACCAAAACCTTGACTTCTTCTTTTGCTTCTTCGATGACCGCTTCTTTTTTCACGCGGTTTTTCTCTTTCTCGCGCTCGAAGAAATTCTCGATGAGCGATTTCGTCTCAGAGTCATCGAGCTTTTTTTCGATCACCGTCTTTATGAGCTGTTCGCGCTTCTTGTCGTCGCGCACCTGAGACACGGCGATTGCTTTTTTTACCGTCATTTTCTCAAAATAATCGATCGGGACGGCTTCCGCTATTTTAATGTACTGGTATAGTGTCGCCCGGCCGAACGGCAGCACGTCGGCGTTTTGCTCAAACAGTTCATTCAAAGAGGCATATGACGATTCTCCGGCGGAGATGCGGCGTTTCTCTTCGATAAAGCCGTGACCTATGAGGAGTCCGCCGACTTCCCGCTGTACGTGCATCGCTGAATAATGATTGATGCGTTCTTCCTGCGTCCCGGTGTCCATGACTTCGCGGTGATGATCAATTGCCTGTCGTATTGATTCGCGAGTCACGCGGTCATTTTCGACGACTCTCTTTTTCCGAGCGGTGAGAAGGCGATCTTCATGCGAAATTTCCGGGAGGTTTTCGTCTACTTCGTCGCGCTGTTTGACTTTAAAAGCCATGTAACCACATCCTTATATTTACGATATACGTTCGTTCTCTTAATCACGCGCTCCGACTGGTCTCGGGTGATGCTCTTCTTGTACGGTATCGCCGGCAAAAAAGCAATGTTTTTATGTGCCGCCTTGATCGCTTTTATCGCGTCGCGCTCGTAGAGAGAGTACCACGTCACGCCCGACGGGAGGATATACGGAACGCACTTCGCGTCCGGACGTAGCTTCTTCAGGTCGTGAATTTCGTCCATCACGTCAACTGTTCCGTCCGCGCTGTCCCGCGTCGGCATCGCCGGAATGATCACCGTGTCCGCGGCGTATGCGGCGTTTTTGATGATATTCCCGATCGCATGGGGGGTATCGATCAAAACAAAATCATAGGGTAGGGGATCAACCGCCGATTTTATCACGGCGTAAATATCCACCTCTTTGTAAAATAGGTCGTCGAACTTCGCAATCTTCTTCGTTCCGGGAATAATTGCGAATCTGTCCGATACCTTCACAATTGCTTTTTTGTTCCCGTTGAGGAAATCAATGATATTGAGCTTAGGCAATTTTTCCAGATAGAAATTCGTCGCGTTGTGCGACGTGTCCAAGTCGATCAGGAGAACGGAATATCCGCGCGACACGAGATTATCTGCGATGTGTTCCGTAGCGGTAGTTTTTGTCGTGCCGCCTTTGTGATTTATAATTGCCCAAACCGCCATTGATCCTCCGATAATCAATATTGTTATGAGATCAGCCGGTCAGCGGTCAAGGATTTTTCCATCTCTTGAAAGTACTACACAAAGGATGGGGTTTTCCACGCGTTGGAAAGACTAAAATAATGTGTAGTGTTTTAATTTTATCACTGCCGATAAGATAGGTTATGTCCCATAAAAAAAGAAGGGCACATAAGGTTGTCAATAATATCAATAAGGTTTACAATATATTTTTTGAAAGTTGACAATGAAAAAGGCCGCCCCGTGTGGAATACGAGAGCGGCCGAGGAACGAAATATGTCTACCCCTATTATCGTCGTGTCATGCTATTTTATTGAGCCCCGATCGATACGACGACGGATAATGCGCGTCCGTGTCGCCGATGCATTTGAAAAAGATAGACTTCCACCAGTGATCGACACGATTTCCGGATAGTTCGAAGCGCGGGATCTGTGCGTATCCTGCCCATTCGGGCGGTACGACGGTCACGGGATCCACGCTCTTATCGATGCTGTTCTGATAGTCCACGGCATCCGGCACGAGGCGCGCGAGGTTGTCGCGGAAAACCTTGTTGCCAGGAATCGGAGAACCGAACGTCCGGCGGATCACCTTCAGATCGGGAAACATCTCGGCGATGTACCGTGATGCGATGCAAGAGAGCGCGCCACCGAGACTGTGGCCGGTGATCACGAGCGTGTCAATGTCGCCGATCTGTGCCGTGATCGCTGCGAGGATGCCGTTATCAGCGATACCCCACTGATCACGGAAACCGGCGTGGATCTCTTCCTCGGCACCGTTCGGGAGCTTCTTCACGCGATGCCGGAAATACAGATCATAGAGCCAGTCAACGAACCCGTCCGTTCCCTCGAACACGAGATAGAGCGTCTTGCCGTCACGAGCGAAAAATCCTTCGACTCGCGTTTTGAGGACAAGAAGTTTTCGCTTGGTGTAGGAAAATGCCGTTCGCGGTCCGGTGAGCCACGACAGATCGGGCTTGCCGTATTCTCCGCCATACGCATCCGCACAGAGATCCAGGCAGCGGAGGGAAAATTCCTTCTCGATCATTTCGCCTCCGGTTTTTTGCTGATCTTGCCTTTGATGTACGTGTACGCCTTCTTTACCACGGCGAGAGCGGCCGGTGCGTACTGAATGAGTTTGAGAAATTTATTCATCTTGTTTTACCTCTCATATGGTTAAAAGAAATCCGGGATCGATGATCTTCCACGCGGAGTCCCACGCCTGAAGGTGCACATGAGGTCCGAACGAATATCCGACATCGCCGTACTCCCCGACGACCTGCCCTTTCGCGATTCTGTCGCCGATCTTGACCGTGTTTGTCGCGGTGTGATAGAGCGACCAGTATACCGTCTTTCCGGTGATCACGGATCGGACTACGAAACGGTTGCCTACGGTGTTATGCGCCTTGAGATCCCAACGGAGTGCGGGATTGTAATCGTCTTTGTCGTCGATGACGACTCCATCGCATACGGCGATGAGCGTTTTGTCCTTGTGGCCGACATTAACGATATCAATGCCGGAGTGTACGTCCTGATATCCATTCGGGAGTGTGCGTTTTGCGCCGAACGGGCTTGTGATTTTATACGGTGCTTTTACCGGATACATGGTTGAGCGCCTCCTTGACGCTTATTTCTTTCCTCTCCGCAAACTCTTCCTGCTTGCCTTTGTTCCACTGCTGTACGGGTCGGAAGTAACCGACGACGCGGGAATATGTTTCAACGGGCATTTTCTTCATCGTTTCCGTCTCCTGCTGACAGCGTTCATCACCTCATCAAGACGCTCGTGGATTCTAACGTGGTCGTCTCGGTTGTTGTCGGCGTTACGCTGAATCTCTTTTGTGATGTCTGATAGGCGACTGTCAGTCTCTCTGCGATCGCGTCTGTATGCGTAAGCAATAACGCCCCCGCAGACAGTAACGAGAGCCCCGACACCAGTAAGCACCCAGCCAATAATTGTGAGCAATGTTTCGATCTGCATTTCATTTCCTATGCCTCGTTAAAATGATATTGTTATCGTGTAGAGTCTAAAGAGATCCGCCGACAATACAAATAGCAGAAAGCAAAAAAATCAATGATAGGCAAATTTATATTTTCCATTTCATTTTTTCTATGCTCCTTTATTATTCAAAAGTCAATCGTATTGAAGTTGTAACATGTATATATGCGTTTGAACCTGATGCCAAACAATACGATAATCGTATTGTTTCACCTGCCAATACAGGCAATGTTATTGATATAGGCACTATCGCATAATCTCCTGATAATTGATTGAATTCATTTGCAGCAAATAATCCAGATTCACTACTGGTAGCCTTAAAAATAAAATCATATTGTAACGCAGTACCTTTCGCTGATAAATATCCAGTTATTTTTAATATGCCCGAATTTTTAGGAGTAAATACACCTGTTGCAGCGTTAAACTCCCCAAATACATCCCCTAATTTTGTTAATCCTATAAGTGCAGTATCTGGTCCAACTGTGGCAGGAATGTTTGATGGTACAGAAAGCCAAATAATTCTATTAGTTTTAAGTAGTTTTATATTTTTAACACTCGACCCATCACAATAAACATCCGCGGCATCTCTGGGTGCAAGATATACTCCGCCTGTCGATTGCCCGACCGCGAGGACACGTACGTAATACGATCCGGTGCAATCGCAGATAACCTTATATCCTCTTACCGTTACGGGCAAATTTACACCGGTATTTTCTTCGAGGGCATCAACAAAGATTATCCCATCATAGGCTGAGAGTTTAGAGGCGGTAAGAGTTATTGTTCCGTAGCGGAAACTGGTAACGGTATTCGAATTATTATTGGCAACTAAAACGTTCGTCCCGTCTGTGCAAATACCAGCTGGAATTGTTCCAACCGTAATTGTTCTTACAATTGATCCGTCTGAAACCAGAAACTGTGTAACGGTGTTCGAACCATAGTTCGCAACTAAAACGTTCGTCCCGTCGGTACAAATACCATATGGACCGGTTCCGACTGTAATTGTTCTTACAATTGATCCGTCTGAAACCAGAAACTGTGTAACGGTGTTCGAACCATTGTTCGCAACGAAAAGGTTCGTCCCGTCTGTGCAAACGCTAAACGGGGATGTTCCGACTGTAATTGTTCTTACAATTGATCCGTCTGAAGCCAGAAACTGTGTAACGGTGTTCGAACCAGAGTTCGCAACGAAAACGTTCGTCCCGTCGGTACAAATACCATATGGACCGGTTCCAACCGTAATTGTTCTTACAATTGATCCGTCTGAAGCCAGAAACTGTGTAACGGTGTTCGAAACATTGTTCGCAACGAAAACGTTCGTCCCGTCGGTACAAATACCATATGGACCGGTTCCGACTGTAATTGTTCTTACAATTGATCCGTCTGAAACCAGAAACTGTGTAACGGTGTTCGAACCATAGTTCGCAACTAAAACGTTCGTCCCGTCGGTACAAATACCAATTGGACCGGTTCCAACCGTAATTGTTCTTACAATTGATCCGTTTGAAACCAGAAACTGTGTAACGGTGTTCGAATCAGAGTTCGCAACTAAAACGTTCGTCCCGTCGGTACAAATACCATATGGACCGGTTCCAACCGTAATTGTTCTGGTTTTTGCTAAACTGTATTTATACAGCATCCCCAGAGCACCAGAACCGCCAGATCCACCTGAACCGATAGCCGCCGACAACGCAGATTCTGCCGCTTGCGCCCGTACCGTCTCAACGAGTATCGCCGCGTTCCTTGCGCCCTTCGTGTCGACGTCATCATCTGCGGAGGGATCGGCGAACTTTGCACGCCCGTTCGCGTCGCGGGAAACGATACGGGAAACAGTAGCCGCGGAGGTCGCGCCGTGTGCGGAGGTCGCGGAGACGTGATTCGATACGACCTGCTCGTCGGTAGTCATGCGGGATTCGTGGGCGACGTCCTTGGCCTGAAGAGCGGTGATCTCTGTATCGTGCGAATCAAGACGCGATTCATGAGCATTTATCACTCCGGCGTCGTCGTATGTTCCTATCACCTGAGCGACAATTGTTATTACCCCTGACATTTTAAGCGATGTTATTTCGCTGTATATTGTCGCACCTAAAACCTTTGACCAATTTTCGTCTTGGTTTTTCGGCGTTAGAGAATAATCGCTATCCTCTGTAAGAGTAACTCCGTTTTGCGTGATGACGAGGCTTTTGAACGCATCGACATGATATGCGGTTGACCCGTCTGAAAGTTTGTACGCTTCCCCGATGGTGAATTTTCCTGTCGGATTCGTGATTGTTTTGGTGAACGTTTTTGATGTAGGGTTGTCAATATTGAGAGATGATACTGCCATTTTAGTCCTCGTCTATCCGTGATGTAGTTCCGTAAAACGATGATCCGAGTATCGCGGTATCATAGAGTATACCTTGCGTGTATCCATCTTCAGCCGTTACGTCGGATATCCATATTCCCGTGATTTCTATTTTGTTTTTGCTGATAGATTTTTTGATTGATGTGATCTGATATATTGCTGTCTTTTCGCTCCCTCTCTCGCGAGGTGCGACGAAACAATCCACCGCCTGAAGATGTAATAATGTCGGGTTTGACCATACCGTAAAATCTGTTGTTATTAGAGGAGCAGTTGCTTCCGATTTGATGCTTTCCCATTTGAGCGTGGCGGATGCTTTGTCGAGGAGACAGAGGCCCGTGTATTCCTGCGGATTTGTAAGATGATATGTGCTGACGACGTAATCTTCCTGGTCAAATGTGATTGTTTTTTTGTTTTCGCTGTTACCCGCCGGACCGTATTCAATCTTCGCCGTTGATACGATTTGCGACATATCAACGGTTTTACCGTCTTTATGAGCAAAGAGTTGGTCGCGTTTGAGCGTTGCGACAATCGGCGTATACGTCCGATCAAGAACGAGCGGCGTGAATCGCCCCGCACCAAGACAATTAACAATTGTGTTTGAGCTATCGCAGACGTTCTTTACGAAGTCGCTTATACTTGTTGATGTTTCGCTTCCGTCGATGATCTTCGAATAGTTTCTCCCCTGCTTGAGAGATTTTTTCATTTCCCTCGCGTACGCTGAAACGTCAAAGTTCCATGCCTCATATTCGATGTCGGCAAATATCTCATATGCAATTCGAGTCAGATCTACTCCGCACAAATATCCGTTGTTCTCAGCGTCATACCAGCCGATTCCGGAAACATGTATATCCATCCAGGAATATGTCGTGGTTCCACCATCGGTCTCCCCGGTGCAGACGGCGGATCTTGTTATATGCACTTTTCCCGTGTCTCTCTCTACGGCGTAAGATACGCCGGATGCTACTTCTGCGTATTTACTATCCGGAGACAATGTTCCCGGATTTGTAACGATTCCACCGCTAGGCGGTATAATCAAATCGTACTGAACGCCGTTCGAGTCTGATTTATTTATCCATAAATAATCTATTTGTTTTAGCTGATAAGATTTTTTTGTACCGTTGTATGCTTTGCATAGAGCATATGTAGCTACCGCTGAATTATGTTCTGATTTATTTAGCAAAGTTGGCTTGTAATCTACAAACTTGCCTATTATGATAGGGAAGATGTCATACTCCCCGGTGTCTTCGTCTCCGTCTTCTGTATCATATAAATACGGGAAATCAATCGGGTTGATCGTTCCGAGATTGATGTATTGCTTGTCGAGCGCCATACGTCGATCTGTTATTGTCAGCGAAACGAAATCGTCTTCTATCGAGTATTTCTGTATGATACCATACTGGCACAGTGCGTCGGCTGTCAGCTCTGCACCATCTTCAAGGGTGTATAATTTTGCAATAGACCCCGAGAGATTCGATCCGTCGAATTTCCCGTGATGATTTCTGAGTTTTACCGTCAGAGAGGCATAGCTGTTTACGCCGGTATAGAGGTTGTCGCGCTTGAGGGTAATGTCACCTATTTCTTCGACACACGGATCGTAATAAATATCATCGTAATACGCTTCATCATCGCGAGCGAAATCGACATGAGTGCTGTATCCGGTAATGAGGCCTATTTCGATGCGCTTTCCGAACGGCACCTGATACGGTATTCCGTTTTCCGTTATGTTTATGATGACGCGAAAATTTACTTTATCATAATAGAATGAATTTCGAGTTGCAAAACAAAGTTCGACACTCGATACTTCCTCGTAATAGTTGAGGCCGTAGCGCACCGATCCTATCTGCGTTGGCGTTATTTGTGGTAGTCCTGAATACGTTCCGACAACGGTGCCATAGGTGTATTTGAGAACACCGTATAATGACGCGCACCACAAACCAGAACGGTACGGGGTAAAAATAGTCGGAGTATAAGGCGCAAGAATTTGAAGAAGGTGCTGCATCAATATGATCCTGTTTTCGATCCGAAAACATTTGATGCTACGACGCGGAACGAATCTAGGTACATATCCTCTGAAAACGTAACATCTCCGCTCCATGAAGACCCAAGAGAAACATATACTATCAAATGATATTTACCTGGACCTACGAAAATGCTTTCTCCGCTACCCAACGTTGTCGGTATGATTGACGTCGATCCGTCTATTTCGATTCCAAGGCGATACTTTATTGATCCGTGGATGTATGCGTCATCATGATGCGTATCGATTATTTTGATAGTTTGTGGATACGATATATCAAACGTACCTAAATCTTCTTGATCTTCTTGTTGGTATACTCTTTGCGTATGCGAGCTTAATACTGATCCTAATGATTTCCCGATATTGGTACATCCAATTATTTCTCTTGTTACAGAAAAAAGACCATCCGGATATATTTTTTGAACAAGATTGTCGTTGTAGACGTAAAGCCATTTCGTGTGCGTAGTTCCGCTTTTTGTGACTCCACCGACAACTCGATATTGCGTGTTTGTTATATACAAGCCTCCGTAATTCGCGTTTATTGACACATTCGATTCTGCCGTCTGATACAGATATCCGGTGCAGGTGTCGTCGTCGTTAGCCTTGAAAATGACGATATAATCACCGTCATCAGCGTTGTCCGCAGTTACGACTGATCCGTCAGATTTGATAACATCGAAAAGCGCTGTTGTCGTAAACGAATATTCTTTGAAGTTAACCGTTATTTTTGACCCAGCCTTCAGCCCGAGCGCCGCCGTGTTCCCCGCCTCAAAATTGAGATAGAACACACCGCGCAGTTGCTGAAGAACCTCAATGAGCGTCTGCTGCTGGCTTGTGAAGTCATCCGGAGAGGATGAACCGTTTTTAAATGTATTTGTTGCCGATGATGATACGACTGACATTATCTGCACTCCTCAAGTTTCTGCGTTGCTTTGTAAAAAAGGCCGGACATGTCTATCTGCTGATATTCGATGTCATCCGTCATGTTGCAATAGAGCGGCGCGAACCTCAAAAGATCGTCATGGTAAATGAGCGCGACGAACGGGACGACTTTATCGAGCGTATCAAACGCCGCGTCTATGAGTACCCGCGTATCGTGATCAATCAGCGGATATGTGATCGAATATGTTTTGAGTCTGACTTGCGTATATCCGTAAAGCTGGCCGGTATCATTTTTGTCGCTCTTCGATGTGGATTTATACCCTATTGACGGTGTTCGCTCGAAGGCAGGCATTTCGAGATATCCGCCGATATATGGCTTGCTGATTCTCGGATACGTCACCGTTGAGTCGCTGACAAAAATCCTGAAATATTTATACGTAAGCCCTGCTTCGGCGAAAAGCATCCAGCCGTTTCCGTATTGCGTGAGCGCGTATTCAGTCACCGTCGCGAAATTGTCATTCGAGCATTGCAATTTAACCGTCGCGGTGCTTGCGAGATTCGTTTTCAGGATGTATGCGTAAAAGATTGTCGTTGCCGTTGCGAAATACCATTGCAGATATTGATTTGTGTTCGACGTGAATTTACCCCATCGCGAAAGGCGCGTATCTGCGATCGCATCGGCCCACGGATATTTTGAGTGTTGCGACGAATACGAAAAAACACCGCCGCTTATTTTGTTGTAACAAAGTATTCTCATCGTTTAGATACCGCGTTTTTACTGATTGAAAATTTCCCTGTTTCTGAGTCTCGGTACATCTTTGAATAAAGCTCTTCTTCGCCTACATGTACATGTATATGTGTTTCGCCTCCTCCGGATGATGCGCCGTTTCCGTTTGCCATATTCCAGAGTTGTTTTTGCTGATCTTCCGTTAGAATCATTTCTCCAGAGTTGACATTCGCCGGGACATTATCCCCTGAATAAGAACTTCCAGGGACAACGCCTCCGGTCTCGTATGAGGAACGCTTCGGCTTTGCGGCAACAATCGCTGCCTCTTGAGCGCTTGCAGCGATACCGGCCGTGATTGACGCCGCCGTCGCTACTACAAATCCGAATTTTGCCATAGATGCGTACATGTTTAAAACTGCAAGAGGTATAGAAAGAGCTCCTTGGGCAACTTGAAACTCCCACGCAACCATTGCGCCGCGGTACTCGAGATCCTTTTTCTTCTTCGCGAATTCCTCTTCGATTTGTGCTTTTTTAAGGGCTTTTTTCTTTTCCGCGATAAGTTGAGCATCTCCGGACTTCACGGCGGCATCATATTCTTTCTGCGCTTTCTCAACGGCGGTATCGTCAGCGACTCCGGCCGCTTCTTCTTCTGCCGCCTGTTTTTCATCGAGGGAATCGATCTGATTTTTGTATGATGCCGCGACGATTGCAGCAACGGAGGACATAACTGTATTAACGCTCTGACCGTATGATTGTACCTGCTGATTGAGCTGTTGCCATGAGTTCGCATACTGATCAAGCGCGGTTTTTGCATCCGTAAACGCTTTGTCCGCTTTATCAACCTGATCAGACGATACAACGCCGCCTGAATCTTTGATATTTTTAAGCCGAATAGCCTCTTGAGCCGCTTTCTCCATGTTGTCAGAAAGCTCTGATAAGCTGGTATTTTGTTTTCCGGTCGGGAATATGTAGTCCCAGTTTATTTTTGTGCTTTCGAACTGCATTGCCTGCTTGTACAGTTCATCGAGCTTTTTCTTTGATTCGTCGGCGCCCTTGTCGTCAGGAAGTGTTGGTTTAATATCCGTTTTATGTTTGGTTATTTTTATTTCAGATTCATCAAGCTGTCTCTGTTTTCCGCCGAGGTCTAGTATTTCTTTGAGCTTTTTTGATTCTTGATCTTTGAGCTCTACTAAACGTCGTGCTTTGTCTACGCTGAATCCCTCAACGTCAGACCTTTCGTCCGCTGTCTCTGACAATCCGCTTTCAAGCCTCATTATTCGTGTGCGGATATCAAGTTCCTCTGCCTGCGCCTTCCTTAAATCCTGCTGTTTTTTATCATCTTCAATTTCCTTTTTTATTTTTACATTTTCTTCTAACTGGTCGTGGTTTTGCTTATATAGTGCATAAAGGTCTTTTTGCTGCTGTGTTGCCTTCCCGCTTCTCACGAGTTGTTCAAGATCTTTTGCGCTTGTCTTCTGCTGCTCCATTTGCTTGAGAAGAATACTTTCTGTCCCTGATAATTGGATATATTCTTGATTTATACTTTCAAGTTTTCCAGCCTTCGCAACGTCGTTTATTTTTTCGAGTAGTTTCGTAACAAATTTTGTCGCTTGGCTGGCAGCATCGGAAATCATGTCAAGGGCTTCGGCGAATATTCCGCCTGGAGTTGATGATCTCTCGAACTCTTTTTCAAGCTGTGTTACTGCGGGAAGGAGTTTCTTCCCTGCGGCCTTTTCTGCGTCTTCGAGTGCATTTTTTGCTCTGAACGCTGCCGTCGCGAAGGAGTCCATCGATGCGGCAGACGATCCGATCACGCCCATATTCCCCGCCTGCTTCATGGCGACATTGAGCACGGCCTGAGCACGTTCGGCGGAGTTCATCTCCTTTGCTGTTTTTCCGAGTCCCTTTGCGTATTCCTCGAGGTGATCATCGTCAAGGAAAAGCCCCATCGCTTTGGCTTCGCGCGTCATCCCTTTCGCGGCGGCGGCGAGTGCGTCGGTGTATTCCTCGGCTTTCTCGGCTTTCCCAAAATAAGCGGCGAGATCAGACCCTAGACCGGCCATACTCTTCGCGTAATCAACGGACGCGGCCTGTGTGATGCCCATCTGCTGCGCCATCGTTCCGATAGTGGCCATAACGCCTTGAGCGGCGTCATCGTCGTAGTTGAAGTTTTCGGTGAGCTCTTCAATTCCCTTGTTTGCGGCATCCATCGCGTTCGGGAATGTCGTCTCAAACCGGCGAGCGGTTACATTCGCTTCGGCGGCGAGGTTTGCCATCTCTTTGGCAAGGTCTTTCGCTTTATCGACGGTGAATGCAATACCGAGGAGACCGGCGATCTTGCCGGCCCATCCACCCATAAATGAGCCGAAACCGTCCGCCTTGCTTTTCGCATTGGCAAGGGACGACTCCATACCTGCGGTGTCTCCGGTTATTCGATAAACGAGATTTCCGATATAATCTGACATTTAGTTTCTTATTTTAAAATCGTTTTGCTTGCTGATTTCTTCGCCGCGCTTCAGTTCCGCTTCGGCCTGTGCGATGGCGATATGATTTCCGGATTTCTTTGCTTTTGATAGGTTTTCTTTGAGCGTTGATAGTTTCTTCCGTGACCATATCAGCTTTTCAATCGGCCGCGGAATCTGCGCGAGGTTGATGGCGTTTTGAGCTTCGGGGACGCTGAGATCGAGCCATTCCTCGCGCGTGATCGGACGGTAATATTTATTGAGTGCCGCGATCAGGATCCCTTCGTTGTACTCGTCCCAGTCTTTTTTTTTTCAGTTGAGACGGAAAGATCCTTGTTCACCGCTGATTTGAGAAAATCGAGCATGACATCGACATCGACGCATTCTTCCCAAAAATTCGGATTGAGAAGGATGTCTCCCTGTTTCACTCCGTTCTGCACGAGGATCTTGTTGATCAGATCGGCGCGGCGTTTGAAGAACGAATCGCTCCCGATAGACTCTATTTCAGCGGCGATCTTCTGGAGATCTTCACCGAGCTTTTCAATGGCATCCTCACCTACTTTGAGGATTTTCGATGAGGATATTTCTGCGAGTTTTGCCTTGTACGCGGAATATGCGATTGCCGCCTTGTCAATGTCTTCCTGTATTTTAAAATACTCTTCGCGCCTGCGCTGCGGGATAAAGTGGATCCGGATGAGTTTTATTCCAGGTTTCCCGTCTTCCGACACGTATTTCAGAGTATATTCGAGTTCTTTTTCTTCCATGATTTTGCCTGAATAATGAATAGATAATGGCGTGCGGGGATTGCTCCCCGCGTTTAGTTACTCTGCGCCGTCTTCAGAGTACACGTCGAAAAGCTGTTCGCCATCGGCGCGACTCTGATCGATAGACGCTTCGTAGGAAAACTCAATCTTCTCCGCTCCGTCGGTGGTCTGCCCGAGGAAATTGAACTGAAACGCTCCGGAGGAAGGTGTCGCGTTGAAAATCTTGCATCCGCGCACAAGGCCAGTCGAATCCACATGAGAGAAATGGATGTCAAGAGGCTTGAACGTGAATGTTGACGTACCTCCCTTGAGGTGAGTAATCGCTGCCGATTTCCCGACAACAGGAACTTCGTAAATGTCTCCCAGAACGAGAGCGGCCCCCGTGCCAACGGTGAACGTCAGCGTAACGCCGTTCGACAGCGTAATAGCCGTGGCAGACGTCGGTGCAAACGTTCCGAGCGTTACCTCTGACCCATCGGTCGGGTAAAACGTCACGAGGACTTTCCCCGTTCCGCCGAGAGCGCCTGCGGTCGTCACTTTGGCGCGGATGGTTCCGGTTCTTCCGGTGTATGTTCCAGAGGCGGCGAGCGTCGTATCTCCGGTGTTCGTAGAAGCCGTTTTCACTTCTCCGATAGACGCGGCGGTAACAGCGGCATCAATCGATTTTGAAATAATCCCCCCGGAAACAAGCGCGATAAACTCAGGGTCTTTCGTGATCAAGGTTGTTTTCCCCTTGATCTTCATCTCCTTCATGCGCTTCGCGATGATACCGGCGTTCCCGGATGAGACCTGCACATCTGACCATTCGAGCGAGTTCGTTACATCTCCGTCGATTACTCCGCCTTCGATGTACGGTCCGGTAGTACCCATAAGACGAGCGTCGATTTTGCACCCGTCAGGGAATGTCATATGTCCTGTTTTGGTTGTCTGATTAGGCATTTATTCCTCTCTGATTGTTACCGTCGCTTCGACGGGATGGTTGTAGGTGTCGGTCGAATCTGCGGGAGGGATCGACGCCTTGAGGACACACTTGATAATCCCGCCGCTGAACGACACTCGATGAAGGGCTTTGGCGACCGCTGATGCGATCACTCCGGCCTGATATTGTGTTGCTGCTCTGCAATTGATCGTGTAGATATATCCGCGCACCGCATCTCCGAGATTGACCGGAGAAGTCATGTAGTAGTTGATCACCTTAACCGCTGTCCATGCCGACGGAATTACCGAATCGGCAATAAGAGCCTTTGCAGTGTCCGTCTTTGAACGAGAGTCGAGGAGATCGGTTACGGATGACGTATTGAGTAGCGCGTATAATTCGGAGTTTCCGAACATTTAAAATCCCTGAATTTTCTGACCTGTTTTGAGTGGTCCCGATGAACGAATCTTGTCCCATTTCTTCATGACTTCGACGACTGGCTTACCCTGCCCCCATATCGCAATGGCCGGACGAATCATCGGATGTGCCGCCATCTTGCGTGTCCCCATCTCCTGATAAATCGCGTATTTGACATTTGTCCCGACGTACATTGTCAGCGGTTCGCTTTTCTCATGGAGCTTGTCGGCAGACGTCGCCGGTGATCCATCGAATCCGTATTCCTTGCCTTCCATTTGGAGCATGAGCGAGTTCATAAGGCGTCCCGTTGCTTTTGGTGAAAATCCGCTTGCGTAGCTCTTCGCCTCATTGACGATGTTTTCTCCGATTTCCATCATGCCTTTTTTCACCGTGATTTTTATCGGAGGAATAGGATCATTCCATGTCATTTTTACGTTTGGGTTTTGTGTCATGTGAATTGCTTGCAGGGAATGACGATAGCCTCTCCCTGCCCTCCGACATCATCGGGAAGAATAACGCTGTATGTTCCAACCCCCTCGACGACCGCCTTTGTTCCGGATGGAACCTCTGCTGCGTAATCTCGGGGGCGGATCATCAGCGTCGCTACGACATCCGGCTTCATGCGATCCGAGACATACTTCTGACTCGCCGCTCCGCGCACACAAATGCACTTCGCAGAGAACAGAACTGCCTCGACGACATTACCCGTTTTCTGTCCGTCAATTTCTTTATCGACATTGACGTAAAACGTCACGGTCGCCGTTTTGTTGAGGTTGAAAAGAGTATCGAGAATCATATGACCTTGATCATCGGAACGCTCTGATTGAGGAGCTTCCCGACAAGGTTCTGAAGTTTTGGGAAATACCATTGACCGTTTCCGTCGGCATATGTGACGCTTCCTACTCCCGAAACGCTCTGCGATGACACATGCTGTGTCGGAGCCTCAATATCCCTTCCCTGTATAATCAGACCGGCCATATAACAGGAGGCCTTGACAATGCAGTCGGGGACTTCATCGTTCGGTAAATACGACGGGTATATGTACGATGCACCCGGACGAACGAGGCTTGAGCGCGGGAATGAAAGCGATTGAGATGTCAGACGACGCTCGCCCAAAAAATGGAGACTATCGATGTATTCTGTCGCGCGAATAAGGGCGGATGAAATATCGTTATCGGACTGGCCTTTGACGGTGTTATCCGAATAATCAATATTCATGAGCGCCCAGTATTCGCGGAAGGTTTCGATGGATGCGTAGCTGTTCGCGTCTGCCTTTCCCGATCCGTCTTCAACGATCAATGTAATGGTGATTGCCATTAAACGGTTTTCCACCCGAGGTCAATATGCTGTTGGAGCGCAACCGGATTGACACGGAGCTTTTCTCCGTTTTTCTCGATAGAGACAAGGCCGTCACCCTTAGAAGGGTTTTCGTCTTTTTTCTTTTCGTCTTTGACTGATTCGTCTTTTTCGTTTTCTGCCATATCGTTATTCCTTTTTAAAGCGGGGATTGCTCCCCGCTGTTTCGCTCGTTATCCGAGGAGAATTGCGACGTGCTCAGGTTTCACAACCTTGAATCCCCATGCCGCATGGAGTCTCCAGGTCGTCATGCCGTCGCCGACGATCTCGACAAGAGTGTAGACCATACCGTTTTCGTCGGAGATCTGCATCTTCTTCATCGTCGGGTTTTCGGGGAGATCGGGAGCGCGGAACACTCCGACGACTGACGAACGCTCGAATGCGAGATTCGGAACGTAAGAGGAGCCGATGGTCATTGCATTTGCCGTCGGGATGACTTTGCGTGCGCCGGGTTTATTGAGGCTGATCGTACCGGGAGCCGTAATCCCTGACCCGATGACGTATTTATTCGCGGTATCTGCCGCAAACGTAACCACATCACCCGCGAGCACCGTTCCGGAACCGGTGACAAGTGCGATATCCGTTACGCCTGCCGCTGTTGCACCAGAGGTAACATACGCAGAACCTGCTCCTGCGGTGTGCGAGGAAATTCCCGCAGATTCGCGCATTGCGAATCCGTACTGGCGGAGGAAATTTCCCGAACGACGTTCCGCATCACTGCCGGCCATCGCCGCCTGCTGATAGATGTTCAGATTGCGGAGATTGAGGCCTGCGTCGGAGTTGAAAACGACGGAGGGGTCAGTCAGCGGACATCCGTTGTCCTTGAGGATCTTACGGATATTCGTGAGCGCGGAAAGATCCGACGCGAACGGAGTCGTACCCGCCGTTCCGAATGCCCTTGATGCCCCGACATTGATCGCTGCGATTGCGTCTGCCTCCGCAGCGTTGCGAAGCGCTCGCATACCCTCTGCAATCATGAGGCGAAGCCATTCTTTATCGGATTCAGCATTCTGGAGAGAGCGCACCTGTTCACCTGTGAGATGCCAGTCGGTCTTCGCGTTTGCGGTAATCGTCACGGACACTGCCTCTGCCGTCTTGTCTGTACCTGCGGAGGGAGACATTGACGGAGTATACGCGCTGACAGCTGCCGCCGGAGCGATGGGAACTTTAACAACGTCGCCGATTGCAACGCCCTTGTTGTCAAAATCGAGACTGATTGCGTCGAGTGCGCCTGCGTCCTCTTTCGATACAGTATCAGCCGCAGAAAACAGAATAGGAGCGAGCGCTGTAAATACATTTGCCATGTTTGTTATTTCCTTGATTATTCATGCGGTTTCCCGCGAGGCCGGAAGCTCGATCACTGTATTGATCCGCCTTCAGACATAAATTTTGCCTGAGCTTTCGGATTCATGCTGTTGAAGTCGGCTTCTGAAATTACTTTGATTCCCGAACCGGGAACATAAGACCTTGCCCCTGCTCCGGTATTGATAGGCCGCGGCATAAACGGTTTCCCATCATCGGACTTCGACCAATCTTTCGCGTAGTCTGCGAAGTCGGTGACAGACGTACCGTTATCGACGACGATTGAGGCATTGCCCTTTTCGTCGCGTTTGAGAATCACCGTGTCGCGGAACTGATTTGTGAGGACGCCGAAATATGCTTTGTCAACTCCCGCCCCTTCGAGTGCGGATCTGATGCGATCGCTTTTTTCCTTGTCCTCAAGGATCTTATTCGCCTTTTCTTTCTCGGCCTTCTCTGCGTCGAGCATCCCTTTGAGCTGCTTGATTTCGAGGGAGAGATTATCGAGGCGAGGATCTTTTTCCGGGTTCTTCATCTTTTCGAGCGCCGTTTTTACGTCGTCCGGATTGAGCTCTTTGAACGGCGTGAACTTCTGCTCGATTTCAGAGTTCTTTTCTTTGAGATTCTTAATCTCTCCGAGAAGCTCTTTGTTCTTGTTGACGAGCCCTGTGGTATCGCCAAGCCCTAGACCCTTGGCGATCTCTCCGACCGCGGCTTTGCCTTCGTCGGTTCCTACAAATTCCATAAACTGTTCTTTGGTAATCATGTGTTCACCTTTGGTGATATATTTCATCCGGCGCGGCCGGGTGATTTCAAAAAGCAAATGGCGGATTATTCTGATCTGCAAAGAGCAGAGCTGTAACGATTGCGATAAATACCAGTCCCATTGTCATGCGGCGTCGTTAAACTGTGCGCGCCATTCGTCGTATGATTTGAACGAGAAAACTTCCTTCTCACCTGTGACCGGATTCGTTGCCGTTCTTGTGGCAGGGGTAACTCCATTGACGATGTTGAGATATGTGCATTTACATCCGATGTCTTCAGACGGTTCCCCAAATGCTCGCGGGTAGAGTGCAGAAAAACCGTTTGATTCGAACTCGTCATCGACTCCGATACGCTTCCCATCGAGGTGTTCATGTTCGGGGCGTGAGAACTTCGATACGTTCGCAACGTGCATCCACATCTTTTCTGGTTCGATGCCGTCTGATATAAGGTCCTGCGTATGAGCCCATTGTCCCGCGCTTGCTACGCGCATTGATTCTGCCGATGCGATACGAGCCGCTTTCCACCCCACCGTTTCAAAAATGCCGCTGATGTTTGATGCAAGATCGCGGATACCATCGCCTTTGATGATCGACTGCGTGACGGCCTTTTCTATCGACGCGACGGCTTCCGATTTGCGCTCTGCGAGGAGCTTCGAGAGTGTGCCATATTTTGGGACGTAATTTGTCAGGCTCCCGTATTTCTTGATGATGTTGTCCGTGATTGCTCTTACCGCTTCGGCCTGCCCCGTAACCGCCGCCTTGACAAGCATCGGAGGGATCGTTGTCAGCGATATCGCCTGAGGGATAAACGCTGCGTGGATGTACTGCGTCCGATAGTACATATCTTTCATCGAGTCGGTTATGAGCGTTTCAGTCTGTGTGTTCGCGAGTTCTGCGTATTTGCTGATGTTCGCGTCGATGGAACGGAGAAGCGCCTGAAGCCTGTCCGCCTTGATCGCAGCGTTGTACCAATCAGCCTTGTCGAGTCCCGCAAATGACGCATAGAGACTGTCGAGTTCGGCTTTGATTTCCCGGTGCGCCTCGACGTAATTTTTCAGCATCGTCTTGATCTTCGCTTCTGCGGATGCCGAGACGTCGGTGTAGGACTGGAGAACTGCGTCTTTATACGTCAAAATGTGATCCCTGGTATCTGAGATTTATTCTGAGCGACCATCTTTGATGTTTCATCAAGAGCGGCTTTTTCCTGCTCAATCGACCATTCGTTCGGATAAACTTTGTTCTTCTTGAGATTGTAGAAATAGGTATCGAATGACATCCTGCCGGCGGCGACTTCCTGCCCAAGCTCCGTAAGTTCTCCCTGTGTGAGTTCAGGTTCTTCAAATTCCGTGTTGACTGATACGGATACGGTTTCCGGGATCTCATCGTCCCAGACGCGCATTGTGAGAAATGCTTTCGTCAGCGCGTTTGAAATGGTGTTTGCAAGAGACGCGAGAGAGGCGTTGTCGCCCTCCTGATTGACTTCTGCGGTTGTTGCCGATGCAACGTAACGTCCGCGTCCAGATAGAAAAGAAGATCCGATCTGTGCGATCTCCTCTTTCTTCGAGGTTATCGCCTGGTCTACCGCGGCGGCAACCTGTACCTGCGCAAACTGAAAACTTCCACCGGTTGGGAAGGCGGCGATACCACCAATCGGGAAGGCTTTGCTCTGGTCCCATCCGACAGCTATGCCCGTGGGCATCCCGTAATAAAAGAGCAACTGCTCGCGGCTTGCCATTGATCGGTAGAGAGACAAATTGACTTCGGCGACGGGATACATCGGGGACGGGTGAATGCGCTCCGGATGACCTTTGACGCATACGATATCAAAAGGGATGAAGCTGAGTGGATCTCCGTTTATGCCGGCCGTAGGGGAGATGGATTCGATTAAAGCGACATCGCCCTCTTTATCCCCTTCTTTGTAGGTGTCTTTTACAAAAAATCCGTTTTCATCGAGCCTGAGAACTATCCAACGTTTCTCCTTGATCACATCAAACGATGCCGGATCAATCGACTCTTCATCGACCTTGAGAACGACAGACATCAGAATCTTTTCGCCGTTCTGATTGTATCCATAGTTCCACTTGATGATGTTCTCCGCGTGAACGGCGACCATGTACGGGCGTTCTTTGGTTTCGCTGTAATCGTACCATATGCCCATTCTCTCAACGAGCATCAGCTCACGCGCGGTATGTTCGGCGAATTTCTGGAGCGAATTTCCGCAAAGGTCAACATCCTTCGCGATATCTTCGGGGATATCCGGCGCCTGTACGGGATTTCTGTTGAGCTGTCCTACGGCGAAATCAATGATCTTGTCAACGTATCCGACGAACACGGCACGATTCAGATAATCCAAATATGCGTTATCGGTCATCGTCCCTTTCGGAAGATAGACTTCGGCGGCGTTCTTTACGCACAGAGAACCTTCCGCAACATCGCGCGTCTTCTTCCATGCGGTTGAATATCTGGTGTAATCGTTGCTCGGAGTGGTGAGTCCCATACCCTCTGATATATACAGAGATCCGTGATATTCTTAAATTATTTACATCATGCCTTGTTTTTTTGCGAAATAACGCATCTTGTCGCGGGCCGATCTCATCCGTGAGTATATCGTTTTTATCGGGGCGTTGAGGCTGTCGGCGATCTCTTTGATCTCAAGGCCTTCAAGATATTTTACGATTACCTTCTGTTCCGACTCTGAAAGCTGCTCTTTCGCGCGACGAATGAAGTCAAGGTCTGCGATTACATCGGTGAAGTCTTTGCTCATTTCATTTCTCCTGACATCTTTACGACTTTCTCGACGAAAGAGATATTCTTGAACAATATCTCTGCCACCTTTCCGGCGATATTACAAGCTATTTCCTGCTGATTATCATCAAGAGCATTTATCGTTCCTCCCTCGCTTATCACCTCATGGCCTATCTCATGCCCGAGAGTGCTGATCACATGGTCACGCCTCATCGCGGAATGGATCTTTATCCACCTGTCAGAATAACACGTTTCGCCCATTCGAGTGCCGTCTTTGCCGACATTGTCTTCGACCGTTACGACATACGGATTATCAAATATCCGAATTGTCCCTGCTTTCTTTTTCACGATATGCGCTCCGTTCTGAGATATGAATATTCCGTCAGCTTGTCCAGATCATCGACGCGCACGCCATTTGACAGCGTTACGCGCTTTTTCTCTTCGCCTTTTGCTCTCAGATATTCGCGAGCAATTTCGCGCGGTATCGAACATGGGCCGATGATGCACTGATTTATCAGGCTGTTTATCTGTGCCTGGATAAAGTATTTCGCGAATGACGGGAAATTGTCAGATCTTCCCGCATCGTACTTAGTGAGCGCAACGATTATTCCGAGACAAGCGCACTGCATCGCGTCATCGCGCCATTCCGCAGCTACCTGTTTGCATTTCCTCACGATTATCGGCTTCATCTCGTTTATCACGGCTTCCTGAGCGCGTTGGTCGAAACCCTGAGCTAGGCGGATTGTTTCTTGATCGATCGTTATCACATGAGACTCCCTGTCGGTTGCAATGTTCGGCTTACGACGCCTGATTGCCCAGTGTCGGTCATAAAAGTAATTCCCCACACCAGCGAATCAAGCCTGTTCGGGCTCTTCATCCCCGGTATCCATTCGCAGAGCTCATCTTCCAGAGATGCAAACGACCCGACGTGATGGACTCTTCCCTGTTCATAGAGCGTCGATATCGGCTCCGCCCTGATCACCTTCCCGCGTGATGCCCACACCTTCGAATATGGAACATTCCGATCGATATTACGGATATTTTCCTCTACGAGATCGCCCCCTTGGTTGACCTCTGCGACGATCCGGTCTGCGTTCCAGAACCGGTATCTATCAACGGCCTTTGCGCCCCATTCCCGCGGCGTTCCTCTCATTGTGGCATCGTCAAGGACGTAGTAATGAATCATATCCGGATGTTGCACGACGTCTGCTCTCGGTGCCGGGCCCATCCCGACGGGTATAATCCCGTGTTCGTCTGAGTCCTCATCGTTTGAGACCGCCGGGTCCACGGGAATGATTATCCGGGAAAGTGTCGGCATCTGATCGGGCTTTATCCTACACCCGTCGATCCAAACCCTTTTGAAAAGGGCATTAGGGTTATCATCGAGAATTTCGCCGTTGAGCTCCTGCCGGCCGAGCCTCGTCCCCTCGTATTCTTTGATCACCTGAGAAATAAAAGTAGGCGCGAGGTTCGCCATGTTATCGTATGTCGTGCCGCGGGTGATTATGCAGCGCGGATCTTTGACGAGCTTTTTCACGAGCGGTATCGGTTTCGGCGTCGATGTGAATAGCGCAAGCGGCATTCTTCCGAGGCGATGCCCAAACATGACGTTGCTGTACGTATCGTCCGGATATTTCCACTTGCAGAGCTCGTCGCCCCATATTAGATCCGACTGACTACCTCGGCTTTTCTCTGGTTCGGTTCCGTAAAATATTCGCGCTTTCGCTCCGTTCGGCCACACGATGAGCTTCTTTGAAGGGATGTATTCCGGCATGAACCAGGGCGGCGACCACGCAAGTATTCCCGATTCGCCCTCGATCATATAGTCCCGGACCTCATCCGCTGCGGCGCCGATGAGCGAAACGTGGCGGTATCCATCGTTCTGCACCTTGTCGATTATCCATTCCGCCCCCGTGCGGTTCTTCCCAAATCCTCTACCGGCCTGAATAAACCATATGTCCTTGCCGTTCTTCCCGAGTCCTCCAGGTTGTAACTGATTCTCGCGCGCCCAGAACGACCAGTCGTAGAACATGGACGCCGCTTCGTCGTTGGAAAGGTGTTTTAAAAGATCAAGTTGCGTCTTTCTCGGAAGTGCGCGAAAATCACTTGCTGTCATCATCGGGTATCAGTTTTTCTGAAATCTTTGATCGGTAATCTACCTGAACAGGGCCGCCATCTTTCCCCGTATGCTCAAGTTCCTGCTTGTCGCTCCATCCATAGTTCTTCAGCGCGAATATCGCCATCGGAGCGGGGACATCACCTGACATCCCGCCGGATTCGACAAATTCCTCACACCTTGTTCTTGCCCTTTTTATGGTGTCCGAAAATTCGGGCTCTTTCTCGTATTCATAGAGGCTCGTTCTGTTCGAGAACCCGAGGAATAGCGCAAGCCCCGATATCGTCGGCGGGTTCATATCGATAATAGGCATTCCCTTTGCCGTGAATAAAGGATTCCCGTTTTCGTCGCGGCGGATCCTCGGCTTATGCGCGTTGAAATACTCGTCGATAGCGTCCTGCATACTCTCTGAGGAGTTATATTTCGGAGGTCTCCCGACTCCCTTCGGAGTTTCCACGGGTTCGGAATATTCGGATATGCTCTTGTTTGAAGCAAAGAACTTGTTGAGCCGTCTTGACTCTTCCAGAGAAATTTCGGCTCCGGATGTAAAATCAAGGTATATGTCGTAAATGGATCGCTTTTCGCCGTCGCTCATATCGTCCCCTTCCCCTTGCACACCGGGCAATCCTCGGTCTCTTCGCCTCTCCAGATATACCCCATACCCGAGCATCTCGGACAGGCGTGAGGGCGTACATACGTCGCATCGCGCTCTTCAAGGCGCTTCGCTCCGGAAAACGCCGGCTTGTTCGGCGTGAATGCCGTGGTTATTCCTGACGGGATCACTTCTGTTCCTCTTTGCGGATCTCCGCTTCAAGTCCGGCTACGCTCACCGACGATACCTTGACGCCCGTATGGACGTTCGTTGCGAAGAAATATTTCAGCTTCCTGTTCCGGTTTATGATCCATTCGGGGTATTTACGGTCAAGCGCTTGGAGTGTCATGCGTTCTCGCCTCTTCCTTCTCCGGGGTCTATTTCGCGTTCGTCGCTCATGCCGTAGCTCTGCTCATAGCGGCAAGAGCGTCTTTAGCGTTGAGTTTCACCGGTTTCGTCGGTGAAAATATCCAGTTCCGGCGATAATCTGCGATGAATTTCCTGCACTTTTTGGCAGTCACTTTTATAAAAAGGAATTTGCCGGTATACTTTGGATCGAGAACTCTCACGACGACATACTCGCCGTATCTTCTGTGTACTCTTGCTATTTTTCTCATCAAGTTCATGCGAGGATCCTCCGTTTATTTTGTTATATCTTTAACTATCTCGTCAGCTGCTTTTACAACGCCAGTAGCTGCATCGACCGGAATAGAAATTACATCGTCAGCCAGAGATATAACCGATCCTACTAAATCAAATAATCCCATGTTTTGCCTCTTTAAACATGACCCTTCTCATAACCCGTATCGCGCGGCCGTCTCCGATCTTTTTCCGCGTTTCCTTCCCGAGGTGGAAATAATACCATGCCGGCTTGTGGGCTTTTATGGCTCTGCAAATCTTCCGGTAATTTGCTTTTATCTTGGAAGGGCGACGAACGAAAAGTCATATGACCTTCAGTAGAAACACAATAAAGGCGATTATTTTCTTCATAGCCGTTCCTTTTCCAGAGTCCCCGCGCTCCGGGGTTTGAGACGGAACACGGGGACCGAAGGGGTTGTATGATGAAGCGTTTCCGCAAGGTCCTACGGTGAATACTTATGTCTCATCACGAGATATTTTCAATACAAATTTTTTCTATGTCTGACTTTAGCAACATTTCCTTGTCCGAGGATCGATAAGTAATGCCCCTCCGTTGTACGGAGCAAAGTACCGAAGCGGGATTTCGTTAGCGAGCTCCTGCGGGGTCTTACTCTTTACGTCTTCTACAACAGCCCCTTTGCCTTTCGATTTTTTTGGCTCTCGAAGTGGTATTTCGCGTTCTTTGATCAGTCGGAACAGTAGCCACTGAGATATATTCGTTTCGGCACATATCTTACATATGGGCTTCCCGGCGATATACATTGCAACGGCTATATCCGGTCTGTCGCCCAACGTTCGCCGCTTATAAATTGCGCTGCGAAACTCGCGACCTGAATTGCGAACTACTCTTTTAACAAACGATGCTGAACAATGGCACTCTCTCTCAATCTCTTTGATCGGCATCATGCCGTCATAATACATTTTCAAAATCTTTTCATCTCTTTCGTTGTCGTTCATGCTATGCCCTCCATCGTTTCGACATCCACTTTTATCGCTCCGCGCTGCCTGCGCTTCTGCGGTATTTTCTTGATCTTCAACTCTTCGACATACTTGTCGTCTTCGATTACTCCGCTTGCCTGGAGCGCATCGAGTATCGCCTTTGTTGAGTTATCGATATCGGTTCCGGTTTTGATCTGTATCGTAACGGAATACGGCGGCTTCATCCGCACCCGTCGGCAGCAGAACGCAAGCTCCTCTTTGAACGCCCGATATTCGGGGTGAAGAAACAGCTTCCCGCTACGTCCTTTCATAAATTTCATGTTGATGGATACGATGTCGATTTCGCAAATATCGATGACTGTCATAACGCCCCCGTCTTTGATCGCGTTTGTATCCCGAATAGTGCGCAAAATTCCCTTTCGCTGAAATGCTTTACCGGCTTGTTATGATGACAATCGTAGCAGAGCATCTGTATATTCCGCGGATCGTCTACGAGCTTGCCGTAAAGTTTCCGGTGCAGTTTCTTTTGTTCGAAAAGGTGGTGTGCTTCGGTTGCCGGTTGCTTTCCGCAGTTTTCGCAGATCATGCCGCCTCCACGTTGTCCAAAAGTTCTCGTATCGTGCATCCGAGTATCCGCGCGCCTTCTTCAAGCAGGGCGTCAAAGAGCTTCTTGAAATCAGCCTCTTCCATGTTTTCGAAAGCGATGCTCTTCGGAATCATGTGAACTTCTCCGTCAAAATCGACAAGCTCGTCTACGAACCCGATCTTCAGCTCGACCGCCTTTATGAGGTGATATGCGTCTTTCCCGTTCCAGTATGAATCTTCCGGCGCATTATCGCATACCTTTTGAGCGACGGCAAAAACCATGCGGTGAAATTTCGGGTTTCTCGCTTTGTTGTATTCGAGGGAATAGCTCGCTCCGTTCTTCCATTTCAGATATACTTTTTCCGACACCTCGTCAGCAGGTAAAAGGCCGTTCGAGGTTTTCGTGATAAATATCTTGCTCATGCGATGAACCCCGCAGGAACGGGCTTGTCTGCGAACCCGATCATATTCATGCTCTTCTGATATGCGTCCTTTCCTTCAAACTCCTCGACTATGAACTTTTCGTCTATCGTCATATTGTAATATTTCTTCTGCCCATAATCATTGAAAAGCCAGTTCTTGTACTTGCAAGCCGTCACATTGAATCGGCGGCGGATATCTTCGCTTTTAAATTTCAGGTGTATCGTCCCTTTGAGAAACACCCTGATTTCAAAATATGTTGACTCAATCTTCTTCCCGGATTTGTACGTTGCTCCGAGCTCGTCTTTTTCGGAGAACGCTTTCGTTAGAGCGTCGGATATCGACGTGTACGAGTTCGATTCGTCGAAATAGTTCATCACGCGATCGATGTCGTCGAGCCAGCTCCTTGTGCCGTAGTCAATAGCCCACCCGTTAAATCCACGGAACGGGCCATATATCGATGATGTCGGCCGTAGAACAACGCGGTCATTGACGTACCATGCTTTATTCGTTTTCCAACCGTTGAAATAATGGACGTTCTGGCTCGTTTCGTCTGACCAGTGATACTTTGACGACATCCGGTCGAATATCTCCGCCGTTGCCTCTGTGAGCGTGGCGTCATAACTCCCCACGAGATTAAGGATGAGCTGCCGGATATTTGCCGCGGTGAAATCCATTGAGGAATACGAGCTCATCTTCAAGCGGAACTCTTCGCGCTTTTTCTCTGTCATTCGGCTTTTGATCGCTTCGAGTTCTTCGACGGCCTTGTCCCAGTATTTCTCTCTGACATGCGATACGAAGTAATTTATTTTATCGTTTACTGCTGTCAAAGTGTCTTCGGGCTCAGTGCAATAAATATCGCTTTTATCCGCATATTTGCCGACGCCCAACCGAAGAAACTCCCCGAATTTATACCGGTTCCTGTAAAATGATTTTATCGTATCAATTCCGGACCGAATGGCATCATTATACATTTCAACCATGCCGTCGATTTTGTTCCCGGAGACAACGGCGGATTCGGTTTCTACCTCCGCTTGCACCGGACGCGCCTCGGATATGCCGTCAAAAAGCGCGTCATCTATGTCGCGTTTGATGTCAATGTACACAATAGCGACCTCGACATCAGTCCTTCTCTCCGCCTGAAGAAATGCGTCTTTCACATATTCGATATCGGCTCCGAGTTCTTCGAGCCTCCGAACAAGCAATTTCCGTTCGTTGCTGAACGGGTTCCGCAGCGTCTCCGCATTCAGGAGAAATACAATCTGTCCGCTGTACATGAGATCGATTGCTTTCATGAGGTGCGATGCCCCGTCATCAAACGGCGGATTCGCGATGATGAGATCAAACCGATCGGTTCCGGAGTATGCGAGAAAATCTGAGTCGATCACCGACAAGCCTTTTTTGCTCCGGAGAATTGCCTGGAAGTCCGTGTCTATTTCAATACACGACACTACAAAATCTCGGTTCATCGATGCGATAGTTTCTGCAATCGCTCCCTGCCCTGCCGACGGTTCGAGGATATATCTGACGCGCTTGTGATCGACTTTTGACCACATCTTTCGGAAAAGTTTGTCGGGCGTCGGGTAATAGTTTTTTACTGTTGATTTCATCGCATTGCCACCGCTATCATCCCTGTGCATCTAGCCGCGTATCGGTGCGACTCCGCAGGATACGCCGTACGATTGTGTCCTGAATTGTATTTACAGAACGCTTCATACCTATCACCGCGCGCGCGGGAAAGGCACATCCTGAAATGTCGCGCGCCTCCGAGCATATTCTCGTATCCATTCCACGGGTTCACGCGGAGTCCGGCGGCCGTCGCTGGCATCAGCTGACAATACCCGATTGCACCGGCCGGAGAAAGTGCTGACTGTCTGAAACACGACTCTTCCCAAATCATCCGAAAGAAGTCGTCACCGTTTATCCCTGCCGTATACGAGGCCTGCTTTGCCATGCAGTAGGAATCAAATGTCAACGTCGGGAACGCCAGTTTTTTCATCTCGAAATCGCTCGCGTCATCTTTCGTTTTTTCGGCGATGCCGTATACGATCAATACGGCGATTGCGGTGCAAATCGAAACGATCAGAAGTGTTGTAAAAAATTGCTTTACCATATCCGCGTCCTCCATCTTTCTCTTGGTATTCTCTTCGAGTATGAATCGTCGTCGTTGAGCTTCGTGCATCTGAAACAGTATTTCGCCGGATACGGGCGGTCGTGTTCCTTCCCGCATCGTGGTCATGTCTGTTTTTTGTTGATCGTCATTTTCCCTCCTCTCCTGCTTTATGCAGTTCGAAGTACAGAAGAAATATCGCGTTCGTCGCAAGGTGCGCGGCGTGTAAAAGTCCGCTTTCCTTGTCGCGATCTCCGTCAATGCGGCCGTCGATATAATGTCGGAGCATGGCATCCGTGTATTTTTCGGGTTCGATCTTTTTCCAATTATCCGGCGCATATTTTTTCGCGTCATAAGAAAGAACCTCTGAAATTGCGCGTATACATTCCGGAGGAATAAGGCCGGGGCGCGGTTTGTCGGAATCGTATTTGATGCCAAAATCTATTGTTGACTTGTTTGCGGTTATGAGTTTTTTAAAAACAACGCAGCGATTATCCGCACGATCAGGACTGATGCACCTTGCTATCCCGCATGATTCTTCCATGCCTTCGCATGCACATTCTGAACAATTTTCTTTTTCTACGACCTCGGTCCAACCGATGTTTTCAAAATACACCCGAGATCCGATTTCGAAATCTCGTTTGTCCGTCGGAGTAAGCGGTAAAAAATTATGATCGCCTTTTGGGTAATTTTTAAATTCTTCGAAATTACCATTGATTCCGTAAAACTCGCCGTCTTTCTCGATATAAATTGTCATTTGCCCTCCAGTCTCGTTTCGAGCCTCTTGAATTCAATCACCCATACCCACGGATTCTTTTCCCATGATCCTGCGCCGTTGAGTCGGCTCCAAAGCAAAAAGAATGATTTTACGTGAGGCTTTGCGTTGTCTCCGTTTGGGAATACCCCTTCTTTTCCCGCGTCTTCGTCTGAAATATCATTCAGCCTTTCGACTCGGATGTTCGTGATTTCGAGCCATATCCGCGCCGCCCATTTGGGCATGTGAATTGACGGTCGCCATCTCTCAGAGCCTATCGTTATAGGATAATCCGGATTCGAAGCTTTATAAATAACTCGGTGAGGATAATACCCATTATTCAACCTCGGAGCGTCTTCGGCCGTACCGTCTTCCATGTACGTATCGTAAAGCCACGTTTCACGGACATACAGCCGATCACCGATTTTACCGAACGGGCAGCAGTCTCTCGCCGGAAGCCATGTATCGTCGTCACGACTCACGAGAAGAAAAGGATATCCGGCTTCGATGTCCGCGATATACGGTTTCCCGTTATGGTCTAATGCCGGTGGATCAATATCTTGTACTCGCTTAAAAATCCTTCTTGTCTGAGTCTTTCGCCCTTCGAGAATCGCTCGAACCATGTCTCCGCTGAATAATATCGGTCTTTCTTTCATGGCGTCCCCCCTTAAAACGGTATGTCGTCGTCTGAAAAATGTGTTTGCGGTTCAGCGTCTGCGTTCGGCGGCGTGTACTCAGGTTCGTTCGCGGGCTGTCCGTCTGATTTCTTCGTGTCGAGGAACTGCACATTCTCAACGACGATTTCGACCGTGCTGCGCTTCTGTCCGTCTTTATCCTGCCATGATCTCTGAGACAGACGACCTTCGAGCGCGATCTTCGAGCCTTTTTTGAGATACTGCGCGATTACCTCTCCGAGCTTGCCCCAACAAATACAGTTGAAAAAAGACACCTGTTCTTTCTTCTCGTTCTGTACGGTGTAGGTTCTGTTGTTTGCCACGGAAAATTTACAGTTTGCCGTACCTCCTTGAGTAAATGAAAGTTCTGGATCTTTCGTGAGTCTCGCGATCATATAAACTCTGTTAATGTCATTTGCCATTGTAAGCCTCCTATTCTTGTTCTGTTCCAAATAATGATTTTTCTTTCTTAGTTTCGCCGCCCCCGCCGAATATTTCAAGCTGCCGCAATAGTCGCGTTTTGTTCTTACTAAGCGGTTTACCTTTTTTAATCTTCTCTATGTCCTCTTCTGAAAAAATCGGACGCGCTGATAACTTTATATCAGCCTCGCGACATTTATAATCTCTTCTGCAGCACTTTTCCTTCCGCTCGTCACGCCTTCAGCGAATGCTTCACCGTAAAGAATTTCGACGGCTTCCGATTCGGTCTTTGACGTCTCAGTACACCCGCACGGGTCAATAAACAGATAATCGTCTCCGTCTTTTTTTAATTTAAGCCCGACCTTCTTTGAAAATAACTCTATAATCTTTTCTGCTTTCATACCGCCTCCCTTTTTATCTCTAGAGAACGACGCGACGGACGTTCCTGCTTGCGTGTATTTCAGTTCCGGATCGCGCGTGAGTCTTGCGATCATATAGACGCGGTTGATGTCATTTGCCATTGTATTCCTCGTATTCGTTTGTTATTTCGTCGATAGTCATTCTCTTTTCTCGTTCAAGCAATTCCCGTATTTCGGGATATGCGCTTTTATTCTCACATCTCACGTATAGCTCAATCAGCGATGTTAAAAGATCTGTATACGCTTCAGATCGTCGGAGCATCTCTTTCACTACGGCGCGGTCCATATCACTCATACCGCCTCCCGCTTGATCTCTTTCACCTGATCGCCGAATATTGATTCAGTTGTCAGGTCGTACGCTCTTTCGACTCTTTCGAGAAACATATACACGTCCCCGCAAAGACGCGCGATGTCGTCGGCGTTACATGTTTTGTTTTCTCGGTCATAGTTTATCTGCGCCCCGATTTTCAGCATGTCGGTACACGCTTTCCCGATGTCTGCCTGTGCTATTATCATTTCAAACCCCCTTGCCATTGTGTATTGTGATGCTCGTTACAAATTCCTTCGATTGCCCATTTGAGAAACTTACTGATTGTTTTCATAGTCCCTCGTGATGTGCATTGATTCGATGAGGTGACGGCGTTTCAGATACTGCCGTTCGCGGTACTTAAAAATCGCGAAGTGAACGGAACAGAAAATAACAACTGCGATGAGAAATAATGCACAGGCGTCAAGAGAGTTCATCGTGCTTAGAAAATTGATTATATCAGTCATATCAGCACCCCTTTTCAATTATGCGTCCAATCAACGCTCGGGCATCCGGGCGCTTCGAAACGTAAATACTTTGTATTGAAATTCAATTCGTCGGTGAACGTTGTCCCATTCATTCGATTCTTATCACATTTGATCGTGACGTCTTTTGATTCTTTCGAGCGCCGGTAGAGCAGCATAACGATATCAGCATCCTGTTCGAGATCCCCGCACTCGCGAAGATCAGACATTGACGGAGCTTCGTTGTTTTCACTCGCACGATTGAGCTGAGCCGGAGCGATGATATTCACTCCCGTATCGTTCGCGATCGCTTTCAGCATGTGCGATGCCTCTGCAATCTGGAGCCGACGGTCCTGTCTCTTGTTTGTCACTTCGATGAGCTGGATATAATCAACGACGACAAGACCGTAATGTCGTGACGCTGATCTGTTTCTGATGATCGTATTTATCTTTTCGACATTGCGGATGTTCTCGAAAATTTCAAGGTCAAGGCTCTTGCCATACGAGAGCCCGCGGCCGACCGCTTCGCTTTCCTCCGCGCTGAGTTTTCCTGAACGCATCGCGTCAATGCTCACTCCGCAAAGTTTTTGCATGACCATATACTTAATTTGCTCCTTCGGCTGTTCGAGCGAAAAGAAAAGCACCGGGCATCTTTTCGCCATTTTGACGGCGATATCTGCGGAGATGATCGTTTTCCCGATCGATGTGCGCGCTCCGAGAATGATGAGCCTCTTACCGTCGAACCCTTTGATATTCTGATCAATGGCCGGAATCCCCGTCGGAATATATACGCACTCCTGAGACAGCGGACGTTCGAGCATATCGGCGAGGAGTTCGCCACTTGAATGTTTTTCTCTCGTGATCGAGAGGATATCCGACACAAGTTTGTCTGCCGTTTCATGTGCGGATAATTCTGACTTCTGCGCGGCCTCGGTCGTTTCATCGAGCCGACGGCGCATATACATTTCATTCACGGCTTCAATGACCGGACCGGGAAATATGATCGACCGACCTTTTACAATCTCCATGAGTACCGGGATGCAGTCGTCCTTTCCCCGACTGATAAGTATCGCATGAACGCTCGGAAGCGTTGTCTCTCCCGTATCCATAAAGCTCTGACGAATTGATTCGAAAATAGTTTTATTCGTTTCGTCGAAGAACGCTTCTGTCTCAACGCTACCGATAATCTGCCCTGCCTTTTCGAATCTATCGAAACAGGCAGCGAGGAGTTGGCGTTCCATCTGTGTGTCGTATCTAAGCATAGCGCGCCTTTGCCTCTTCGAGATTTACGCCTTCAAAAATTGATTTGTAGAACGGGTCAAGATCAATGAGCGCTTCGATCGTCATATTTCTTTCTCTGGCAGTCATGAACGCTCGTTCGTATTTATCAGGCATCTTGACGGCTTTTCTTTGTGGTTTAGAAAGAGCGCCATCATTTGCTCTTGTCAGCCAGTTCGATATAAATCTCCGATAATTCTTTTTCCGCTTGCTGGGATTGTTGTTTAACCAAATAACCATTTTACCGATTTCGTAATCAATGTTAATGCTTGTGAATGT